GGTTGGTCGAGTCAGGAATAAAATCAATCAGGTTATTCTTCAGTGCTCGATTGTAGACCAGCGAATGCATGGTCACAAGGCCAAGATCATCCATGCTATCACCCATCGTGACAGCAGCATCGAGGAACGCTTCAGCACTGAAACTCGTAACACCATCAACATACGTACCACTATTCGAAATATCGTACGTCATGTCGTTCTGAACATGCTCGGAGCCAGCCGGGGCCGCTGCATTGTCCTTATATACGCCATTCATCGTTGCAATGAAGGCCGCCTGCAAACGTCGCGACCAATACGTCGAAACGCGAGAAGCGATTGCAGACATGGGGTCAGCGCCAGCCAGATCGGCGGCAAGATCCGCAGAACTCCAGCTCTGGTTACGCGACAGGCGGACCTGAATTTCCGTTGCCGTATCAATATTGTTCGGAGTTGACGTAGTAGCCAGAGTCTTAGATGCTACATTGTCAGCATCGTCGTCAAGATCCTTAAACGACGGTTCATTGTAAGTCAGACCGCCACCAGCAAGAGCGTTGTTCAGTGCCTGATCAACAGTCATTGCACCAGACTGAATGATCCGCGACTTCTGCTGAGTCAGCTGCTGGGTATACGGAGTGAAGATTTCCGGGATAACAATATCATCAACTGTGCCGGCGGCCATGGTATCTCCAAATGTTGTAGGTTCGAAATTAATCGAAGCCTACGCACCATGGCTGGCATCGATGTGAATTGGGTTATGGCCCATGCCACATTGAATGAAAATGTAGCACAGGCTATAACAGAGTGCAAGCCCCTACTGCAACTATTTTGCAGGCATTGGGCCGCCGATAGTAGTTCCGGCAGCCTTAGCAAGATTTTCAGCACGAGCTCTATTTTCACGAACAAGTTTTCCTTGTTCGGTCAAATTCCAAGTGGCGCGAGCAAACGGATTATTTCCCATACCAGTTCCGCGTCCGCTTCCACCAGCCCCGCCACCTTTGGTCTCACCCCACCAATGAGCTTTCTTTGTCTGCATTTCACCAAGCCAGACAACAGGATCGACTCCGGGGGTAACCCCGACGCCATCTTTCGTGACAACCTTCCCTTCTTCATTAATCTCAAAATGGCGGTCACCATACATCAGTGCGTCTTCCAAAGCTGATGGCTGGAAACCCTGTGCCTTAGCCACAGCTTCACGCACTGCATCATGAATAGTTCGGGTTTTCTCTTTAGAAACAAAATCACCAATCTTAACATCACGATCTGCAACTTCACGCTTGAGGTTTTCAATCTGGCGGTTAAGAGGGGCGGTTTTTGAATCAATGCGCTTAGAAACAATCTGTTCGATCTTTGCATCGTCCAGTTTGCCTTCAGCCGCCGCTTCAAGTTCAGGAACACGATCCAGAATTGCAATAATCTCTTCTGGCTTACGATCACCAAGAACAGCAAATTTCTGTTTTGTGATCTTATGGTCATTTCGTTCTTTAACAAGGGAAGACTGCAGACGATCAATATCGCCTTGCGTTTTCATCCCTTCAATTCCGGTAAGTTCAAACTTACCATCTTTTTCTGTATACAAATCACGATACTGCTCTGGAACATCTTCCAGTTTATCAATCAACACCTTGATAGCCATCACTCACTCCTGCGGGCCATGCCGCGTTTAGGCAGGAACATTCCCGCCAGAATTCTTGTTCTTTGCAAGGGCTGCTGCTTCTTTAGCAGCTTTGTCAGCCGCTTCAACTGCTGGGTCAGGTAGTTCTGTTTTCTCTTTTTTAATCGCAGCAACTTCCTCTTCGAAAGTCATAGAAGTAAATCCGCGCTCACGCAATAGTTGATGCAGAGAACGTTTACTGATAGGAGCCCCGGCTTCTCGAGCTGCTGTAAGATCAGTAAAGTCACTGGCCATAAGGCCAAGATTACCGAAATCAGTATTGGGAATAACTTTTACTTCTTCTGGATTAGCTCCAATCCACTTGGCAATAGTCTTCAGTATGGTTTCAAGGCCCTTACCAGAAGTCATTGCAATCTGCATCAAATTTGCAGTTTGAGCACCAAGACGAGTTTTTAAAGCTTCACCTGATTCTTGGTCTCCAGACTTACCAGCTACCAACAATTGTCCAGCTTTATGAGAAGCTTTCTTATAATCAGATTCAAGACATTGTCTTTGTTCGGATAATCCATTGGAATTAACTCCAATGAATTTAGCGTCGCCACCTTGATCAACTTCAATCTTTGCACCAGCGCCAACTCTAGTGACTTGCTCTTGACCAGGAACGCCTTCTTTTTTCTGCCCAGCGGCTCCAATCACAACAAGGGTATCTTGCCCTGTCATGAAAAGTCCATTTCGATAATCAGCTTCTCCGCGATAAATCGCAAGTACAAGCCGACCTAACCCCAACAAAGGAGGTTGATCAGGATAACCTACAAGGTCACGAGTATTAATGATGACAAAAGGAATCTCGTTTAGAGGTTTTCCTAGATAAACAGGGGTCTCCATTGACTTTTCATCAAAATTAAGTCCGCTGTTATCATCAAAAACTCCAACCTTATATACAGAAGGAGTTCCTTCAGGCTCATTAGAAGAAACAGGGCCTAATGTAAGGACTCTGTATCGTTTAAATTCTTTCCATTCAAAGCTTGTATCTCGCTTAAGAGAACTTTCGTTCAATACAACAAGATTCAATGCTGAATATTTCAAAGTATCGCCAGAGTCATCCCAATTAATCAATGCTTCTGCATCGTACAATGAAATGTATGGTAACACAGGAGAATTATCTGGTGATTTAGTTAATCCCATGATATTTTTACCATCAGGTAGATCAGCGATTAACCCAAGTCTACCTGTGGTCAATTGTTCTACGTGAACTCTACGTAGCAAATCATCAAGGGAATCACCGTTCAAAGTACAGTTTTTTCGCAAAGCTTCCATCTTAGCGGGGAGTTCAAATGTAGCAGGTTTGTAATTGAGCATCCCCAGAAGAGTGTCAATTCCATCTTTTACATGATCAGGAAAAACTGCCCGGTTGAGGTATCCGCAATATACTTGCTCACCTACTTTATCAATGCCTTTCCCAAGACCATCGATAATCATCGATTGAGTTGCAGGCAGATAAATAGTTCGTTTAGACTTAACAACTCGTTCGCCAGATGCAAGATCTCGCATCATAATCCAGTCAGGACTGAATTCTGTATAAAGAGGATGCTTTGAATCAATTGCCATGATATACCCCTGACGAGTGCGCGCAGTATAACCACACTTTCGCAGAGCCGCTAGCCCATACCTACAGTAGTGCCACTGGAAAGCGCTATCCGTCCTTGCGGCCAATGCCAATCAGTGAAATAACCGATTGCGGTTGTAATATGTTGATACTGATTTTTCTGGTCTTCTTGGAAACTAGACCCTTCTTTTACCTGCACAGTACTCAATCCTTTATGGCACCATACCGCAGTTTTCGGATTGACGTATAAACGTATTTCGTCCTTTGCATTCTTAATCATTGCACGAACAGAATTCTGGCGATCTTTGATTGCAGGGTGAGCAGGTCTAACCCTACGTTCAAATTTCCAATTATTCATACGCAATACTTCTTCAATTTCAGTATAATCAGATTTATGCCCATGTTTCTCTCCCGCTCGCCCAGCAGGGTCTCCATAGATATAAACTGTCTTATTTTGGTGATTTGAAAATTTTTCTACAAATTCAATTGCAGCTTGTCGACTAATAGCAGATTCAAGAATAATTTCATCAAGAAATAAAGGCATATTATTCCTGATAACAGCAACAGCACTAGACAAAGGGGTGAAATTTTGATCATGTGTCCAGTGCAATGCCTCATGCGGAGCAATCTTCTCATCACAGTAGTTTTGTGGAGAATAATCTTCATAGATACGGCCAGTTGCTGTTTCAAAACTAGCACGATATTCCTGATTATATTGTTTTCGAGACATCGTTCGCTTAGCAGTCTCGATAATATCAGGAGGCAGTATTTCTTCAGATGTCCAATGAAATACTTTATATTCAGGAGCAGTACCTGTCAAAGCTAACTGCGCCATATCATAGTAATGGTTTAGACCATCTGGCACACCAATGAACCAGCACCATGCACGGTAGAAAGGTCTACGAGGGTCTACAGTATTCAAAGCAGGCATGATATTAGATTGCAAAGACTCTCCTTTCACGTCTGCAATTTCGTCAATCACTCCTCCTGTCCAAGGAATACCTTCAAATCGTTGTGGTTGATCCAAACCAAGAACATGGATTTCCGTGCCATTAGGCATGAAAATTGTTAGTTCAGATTCGCTGGGTCTTTTTAAATGAGCAGCAGATAAGGTGAGGGCTTTTATATCATCCCACCAAATCTTCTTAGCTTGATTATAAGTTGGCGCAGCAAGGAAGAACTTTTCTCCCTCGTATGCCATGGAGCGCCGGGCTACAAACCTCTTAGCCCGCTCGGTTTTACCGGAGCGGCGTCCTGCGGGTACTACAGGAAAACGAATACCGTCGTCAACCGCCTGCAAGAGCGCCAGCTGAACCGGATGATCTCTTAGCGGATACCATCGATCCAGCTGACGCTTTAACAGTAGGTTAGACACTTACACAGGCGCAGTCTTTGCGAATTCGCGGAAAAGCTGAGCCAAAGCGTCCA